GGTTTCACCAAGTAATGCTTTTGCTGATTCAAGTCTTTGGTCAATTCCTTGGGCAGTTCTTTGGACAACCTCGGCTGGGGTGTCAAAGTTTCTGTCAAGAAAGTCGGTAAAGTCTTTAAGCAAACTCATTGAAAAGAATCTTCTTTCGTTAAAATGTCTATAATGTTTTTGTGGTCGTCAGGTGTTAAACCGTCTGCGTGCGATAGTCACCATGCAAGACCTGCGTTATCGTAACCGAATGCGTCAAGATAGTTTGAAAAATTTATTGCCCAATTTGATACTTCACCAGCCATTATAAACTCCGTAAATATTTTACAAAGTTATTTAACGTTATTGGTGCGCCTTCTTGGTTTGCTGCATATTCAATCATTGGTAAGTATTGTGTTAATCTTTGTAAGTCTTGTTTACGTGGGCTGTCAGGTCTGCCTGATGCAATGTTTAAACCAACTTCTGTTGGTCCTGGTCCTTCACCGAAAGGCATTCCAACTTCTGGTGCCTCGTTTGGTCTTTCAGTTGGTGCTGTGATTGGTGTTAGTTGTGAAAAGATTGATGGGTTAGATTGTTGTGGTGTGGCTTGTTTAACTTTACCTGCCATTGGGGCAGACTGTTGTTGTTCTAAGTTTGCTTTACCTTCACCATATTTTCCACCAGCATAGTAACGCATTGCTTGTTTGGAAGGGTTTTGGTCTGTTCTTTTAGATTGATTGCCAACACCTGATACGACTTCTTTAGCCATTTATTGTCCTAGTTGTGAAAGTAGTTCTTGTAATCCTGCTGGTGTTTGCTGTGGTTGTGGGGCCTCTGAGGCGGTTTGACCAGGAGCAGGAGGGACGGCTTGCTCAACTGGCGCCATTGGAGGTACCTCAGAGGCAACTTGTGGAGTGGGTGCTGGAGTAGGGGCAGGTGCAAATACTTCGCTAACTGCTGTTTCTATTGCAGTACCTTTTTGGCGTGCTTTAATAACTGCAGCCATTTTCATTGCTAACTCTGAAGGGTCTTGTCCTTGTGCTGTCATTTGAGGTATTGCTTGAGCAAGTTGTGACATTGCTGTGTTTAAGTTGTCGCGCATACGTTGAACATCTATTTGTTGTTGTTCACCTGTTACGTTCATTGACCAAGGTAGTTCGCGCATAACAAAATCTCTTGATACTAGGTCTGCACCTAATGCTTGTAGTGAGAATATTAGGGCACGAGATGGGTCAAGTCCTGACATTAGGCCGTAACGTACCTGAATACTGTAGTCACCACCAATATCTTTACGTGAATCGTAGTCTATTTCAAACTTTGCACCACCAGATGTGGCTGAAATCTTTTTAGTACCAGGGAATAGTCTTTCATCCATCTTGAAACATAGTTGCATAACGTCTTCAAATGCGTCTGAAAGGATTTGTTGCCCTGTTTTTACCTGTGTGTCAAATGCACCAAGTAATGCTTGTACACCTTGACCTGTGATAACAGATGCGTCAATGTTTCCTGAGCGTCCTTCAGGGTATCTTGCACCCATTCGCATTTCTTGTTGCAGTAATGCTGCTTCAGTGAACGCAGCAGGTGGAACCTCTAAGCCTACACGGCGAATGTTCTGCGGTTGAGCAGTTCTAAGTATTGCATCAGGCCCAAAAGCGAACTCTTGGACATCATTTGGTACAGCAAGTGGTGCGTTGATTGATTTCTCTGCAGCATCCATTGCCAATTGTGCGAAACGTGCGCGTGCGATTTGTACCCATAGTACATCATCGAATTGTCCGCGTGGTTCGTCATCAATTCCTGGTCTTCTTGCAATACGCACCATGACTTCACCCATTGGGTTGTCACTTTGTGCTAGAATTAGGTTACCTCTGTTGGGTAAGTATAATAAAATTACGTGTTTGTCTTCGTAACGAATCATTTCTAGTTCACCGTAAAGGTCAACTTCGTCTATTCTGTATCCGTTAAGGATTTGTGATTCGTATTCTGGGAATTCTGCTAGTAGTTCTGCAATAATTTTTCTGTAACGTTTAGTGTATGAGACTACTCTGCCGTATCTGTCGTACTCTGGGTATGAACCTACAGGGTTTTCCACACGGATACGTGGCATGTTGGCTTCTTGGTCTGCTTCAACAATGATTGGTAGGAAACCGTAGGTGCCGTACCAGTCTGCACCTTGGTACATTTGGGTTTGTAGGCGTGAGAATTGTACATAGTTGTTTGCAATAAGTGTTTTTGTGTCAGCAAATTTTTTGGCACGGTCACTAATGTTGGCTGATGTGCAGTTAAATGAGGGTAGTGGTGCTAAGACTTCGGAAACGTCGCGTGCTGCAACGTCAACAAAGTTGGCAATCATTGCCTTTGTTGCACCTTCAGGGAACATTTCTGGGAACACGTTAACAAGGTTGCCTCGGCGTACTTCAAGGACGTCACCCATGCGGGCATCGCGTGATGCGTTGCGTCGTTTTAGTGCCTCGACTTTGTTTGCTATTTGTGTTATGTTTAATGACACTACTTTTTACCTCTTAATTTTTGCATTCTTTTAAACTCAAGATTGAGTACATTTTTATCAGGACCGAATTTGTTTCTACCTTGTTCAGCCCTAATAAGGTCTTCTTTAATTCTTGGGGTATTCTTTATTTCAGTTTTTTTTTAGGTTCAACAAATTTTAGGAAAGGAGAGTCAGGTCTTTCTTTCTTTAAAACTTTAACGTTTCTTTTTTGTTTCAAATCTAGTTGGTAGCCTTTACCTCTGGCTCGGGCTTGTGCAGCCTTTGTTGTATTAACAGGGGTGTTTGCGGCTTTAAGTGCACGACTAACTACTTTAGCCCCATAGTTAGCAACAAGTTTAGCAACCTGTTTGGCTGCGGCTGAGTTTGCTGCGGCACGTATGGCTGCTGCTGCTGCAGGATTTTTTGGTGTTTGTTTAGGCATTATTGTTTTCCTTTAACTGTAGTATATTTCTTGTTGTTGTTCAGCGAATGCTTCATCTAAATCTATAACATATCTTGTGCTCAACTGTTTAGTTGAATGCCATCTGGACTGCATGTACTTTTGACCTGAGTTGTTTCTTTCAACCCATTCCCTTGTCACAATTTCACAAAACCATAGGGCCATTATCATGTCAAATGGTTGACCTTTTCTCATATCTGGTTTCCAAACAATGAGTTGGTTTATTAGGGCTTTGATTCCTTCACTGCTTGCAGTGGAAGGTAAGTCTATGAGGTTGGAGTTTCTAACGAACTTGTTTTCGCTAGCCGTTCCAAAAAGCGGAGCCATCGATGCAACGCCAAAATCGACGTCCCATTTGTTGTTACCAGTGAAGTGCTCACGAAAAACGATTCCACGAGAAGCAAGAAAATCACGTATCGCTTCGTCTTTCGTAAGGAATAACTGAAACGCATTCTTCTCCACAACAATCACGTTAGGTTGATATTTGATTGCCCAGTCTTCAATCAGGTCTCTGATTTTTGCTGGGGTTGGTTCGGTCATGTTTACTGCGTCAAGGATAAAACGTTGTTTTGTTTCAACATCTACAGCAACTATGACGGCTGCTGTCGCACCAGACATTGCAGGGTCCATGCCCATGACAATGCGAAAGTTTCCTTTAATAGGATGACCAGGTAAACCAAAACGTATGGCACCTGTTTTACGCATACCGTTAACTGAACCTTGTACACATACAGGTGGGAATATAGAATCTTGTTCAACATCTTGTTGCTGGTATACCATAGCCCATGTTGAGGGTGTGACTTCTGAGCGACGTTGGTAAAGCGCAGGACCATCCCACTTAGGATATAATCCGTCAGAATCAGGTGTGGTGTCCTCGTCACCGTCCCAAGGACGGTCGCTTCTGGACCAAAGTGTCACCCAGTCGTCACACTTATCCGCAATCTCTAGAACTGCTGGCATAGCCAAATAGGTAAAAGGGGTTTTGCCCCCAGACCAATGTTCAGGGTTACGGAGTTCGCGGTACAAATCGTTTGACGCAATACGTGTTCCTACTATAAGTAGTTTACCGTTTTTTCCAAGACGTGTGATAACTTCTTGTTGCAACCATTTGATTTGTTTTTCCCACTCGTGCGCGTTGGCACCAGTGATAACATCATCAAGAATAATTAGGTCGGCGCGTGCACCGTAAATTTGTCCACCCATACCCAAGGCTTGAATGGTAGGGTCTTTCTCGGAAGAGTCCCTGGCCTCAGCACCAAGGTACACTGTGTCAGTGCGCCAAGTGTCAGCGTCTTCTTCCCAACCACCATCAGGACCGTACATGGCCTGCAGTTTCTGCCAACGAGGGTGGGACAGTCTTTGCTTAATGGCGTACACAAACTCACGTGCCTTATACAAAGTCTTAGACACAATGATGATACGAATGTTAGGATTAAGCGCAATCCTGTAAGTTGAATAATTAATTGTTACAGT